CTGCGTCCCTTCTTCACCAATGAACTGGCGAAGAATGGTGACTCGGATCGCACCCAGTTGCTCGTGGAATACACGCTTGAAGTCAGGAACGAAGCTGCCCACGGCATCATCGCTGACTTGAGCTGATCTTCGGTACACGCTACTAAGGGGGCCGGGGAAACCTAGCCCCCTTTTTCACATGAACATCAACGAATTCTCAAAGACCGCAAAAGTCGTAGATCGTAAGGCCCATCACACTGATGAGGGTGGGCTGGTGATTGAAAGCACACAAGATGTCACGGGGATCATTGAGTCCAATCGAAAGCAATTCAATGCTTACGATGAGCGTGCCCGATGGTCAGAAGACCCGCTTGGGAATAAAATCGCATCGATTCCGCTTGCGGTTGTTGATGAGTTGAACAAGCAAGGAATCATGCGGGGCTTCCATGTGATGGATCAGACTCGATTTAAGGCCTGGTTGAATAATCCTGACAACAGAGCGTTTCGCACCCGTCCTGGGAGAATCTAAATGGCTCTCGCAACCTACGCAAATTTGAAAAGCTTGATTGCGAACTATCTTGCTCGGTCTGATCTGACCTCTCAGATTCCAGACTTCATCACGCTTGCAGAGAATCGCCTTCGTCGTGAATTGCGTACTCGCAAGATGCTGAAGTTGGTTTCGGCCACGATGACCGCGAACGACAACACTCTATCGCTGCCTTCGGATTTTCTTGCTCTACGGGATCTCCACTTGGCGACAACTCCGGTGAAGCCCGTCAACTTTTATAGTCCTTCGGTGTTTTTCCGCAATTCTCGCGTCACAGATACGGGAGTTCCGGTTGACTACACGATCCTCGATGCTGAGTTTCAGTTCGCTCCGGTTCCAGATTCTGCCTATGCCACGAGGATGCTTTATTACGCAGCGCCGACCTATCTAAGCGATGCCAATACTTCCAATGTGTTTCTGGCGAATTATCCGGATGCGTTGCTCTATGGCGCACTTGGGGAGGCCGAGCCGTTTTTGATGAATGATGAGCGTCTTCCGGTATGGGCCGCTCTTTACCAACGGGCGATTGATTCAATCTCTTCGTCGGATGACCAAGACGAATATTCGGCTGTTCCTTTAAAGATGACTTTGACTAGGAGATGATATGGCTGAAATGTCTAACTTTTTGGAGAACGCTTTAATCAATGCAACCCTCCGAAATACGTCGTACACCTCGCCTGCAGCGGTTTACCTTGCTCTTTTCCTGAGTGATCCCACCGATGCTGATTCCGGAACTGAGTGTTCTGGCAGTGGATACGCTCGTCAAGCTATCACCTTTGGCGCTCCTGCCAACGGAGTCACGACAAACTCTGCAGCCATCGAGTACGCGCAGGCAGGCAATGCGTGGGGAACCATTACGCACATCGGCATCCGGGATGCACTTACGAGCGGCAATCTTTTATACCACTCGCCCCTTGATGCCTCAAAGACCATCGCAACGGGTGATGTGTTTCGGGTTGCTGCTGGTTCGCTAAGTGTGACGCTGACCTAATGGCCGATCTGCTCCCGCCGTGGACAATCGACTCCCTTGACAACCTCAAGGCGAGTCTTGACGATCTTACGCTGACGCTGGATAGCTCTCTTTATGAGACTTCCGTTACTCGGTGGGATGCATACGCCGATGTTACTGCTCAAGCCGAGGTAGTTGCCAGTGCAACCAGAGTCCAATTTGCATCTGCGGATATTTCTGCTTCGGCTGAGGTTGCGGCTTCAGGTATTCGCGTTCAGTTTGGTGATGCTGTCATCACCGCGAGCGCGGATGTACTAGCGTCGGCGATCAGGGTTCAGCTTGGCTCTGGGCAGATTGAAGCAGCGGCCACGGTCACCTGTAATGGTGGTCTTGCTGTTAGCGGTTCGGCGCAAGTTGAGGCGTTAGCGGCGGTTTCCTGCTTGGCAAATGCCACATTCGCAGGAAATGCATCTGTAACTTCACCGGCAGTGGTGACCTGTATCGGGTTCAAGCAAGGACAAGAATGGTCACCGATTGCACCCTCCGAGCAGGCATGGACAGTAATCAATCCTGGGGCAACGGTCTGGACAGATGTTTCAGAAGGCTCCACCACTTGGACAGATGTTCCTGAGGGGGCCACGGTCTGGACTCAACAATCATCAGGATCAACGACATGGAACAACGCCTGACATTCGGTGAGTGGCTCCCAGACCAGCCTGGTCTTGTTGGGGCACTCCAAGACGCAAAGAATCTAATCGCTCAGACGGTTGGATATGGGCCATTTCCCTTGATGGTGGATTACTCGGCGAACGCCTCAGAAAACCTCACCGCAGTGTTTACAGGTGAATTTTCCGCAACCACCAACATTTTTGCGGGTGGCAACTCAAAGTTGTTTGTTTTTGACTCAACTGACTTGTCGCTAGATGATGTCTCAAAGGCCGGTGGGTACAGTGGCACGACACCTTGGAAATTTACCCAGTTTGGGAAGGTTGTTTTAGCTGCAAATGGTGTGCAAAAAGTGCAGGCGTGGACACTTGGGACTTCCACCGTGTTTGCCGACTTGGCTGCTGCTGCTCCGGTTGCATTCTTTGTCAATGTCGTTCGAGACTTTGTCGTTTGTGCCAAGATCGCCAGCTTCCCGAATCGGGTGCAGTGGTCAGACATCAACGATGAAACTGATTGGACATCTGGCGGGGCTTCACAATCAGACTTCCAAGACATTGCCGATGGTGGAAATATCGTAGGAATCACGGGCGGCGAGTTTGGGGTCATTCTTCTTGAGCGATCCGTCGTTCGGATGAGCTACATAGGTGCGCCGTACTTCTTTCAGTTCGACACCATCTCTCGGTCTTTAGGATGTTACGAAGCTGGCTCAATCGCCCAGTATGGGCCGCTCACCTTCTTTTTGAGCGATGACGGCTTCTATGTTTGTGATGGTCAATCGGTGAAGCCTATTGGTGCGGAGAAGGTGGATCGGTGGTTCTTTGACGACCTTGACCCTGCGAATGTCAACAAGATGAGTGCTGCGATTGACCCTGTAAGAAAGGTCGTCGCCTGGAGCTACCCAAACACTCGCGCAGGGCAATCAATTCTTCTTTATAACTGGCAAGTCCAGCGGTGGACTTACGCTGACACAACGGCTAATTTCATTGCATCAATGGCAACGGCTGCGGTGACACTAGAGGGCCTAGACTTGTACTCAGCAAGTCTTGATGCGCTTGGCACTTCCCTTGATTCCCGCACTTGGCTAGGAGGCAAATTCGTTTTCGCAGGAATTCAAAGCGCAAAGATTGTGACATTCACAGGTCAGCCATCAACAGCAAACATTGAAACTGGCGACTTTGTGGCAGGGCAAAACTCAGTCGTAAAGCTGGCCCGTCCTCAAGTGGATAACGGGTCTGCAACTGTTGCTGTGGCCTCAAGAGATCGTCTGGATGACTCAATTTCTTTTGGAACCTCTGTGGCTGCTGACAATGACAACCGAGTGAGCCTGAGAAGTTTCGGAAAGTACCACCGACTTCAAGTTGCCCCAAGCGGGAACTGGACAACGATTGTGGGCGTGGATGTTGACACCGTGAATGCAGGACGGCGCTGATGTTCCGTGCATTACCTCCATTCGGCTCTGATCCTCGCGGTGTCGCGGAGATCGTCAATGGGCTGATGAATGGTAAATCCAACAACACCGGGACGGTTACCCTAAACACGGGTGGTGCGACATCGACCACGATCTTTGATGATCGCATCAGTTCTGAGTCCAAAATCATCCTGATTCCGTTCTCGGCTGCGGCTTTTGCCGACAAGATTCCGTTTGGCGCATTCAAGGACGGCACAGACCAGACTGCAGCATCAACGACTGCGGCTTATCCAATCACGTTTGACACAACAGACTTTGGCAACGGTATCACTTTAACCAATACCTCTCGAATCAACTTCAAGAATGCCGGGGTATATGCAGTCAATCTTTCTGTGCAGTTGGCAAACGATGATTCTCAGATTCAAGATGTAGATATTTTCTTTCGCAAAAACGGAACCGACATTGCAAACAGCAATCGCCGCTTTTCGGTGGACTCAAAGCATGGATCAATTAAGGGCCATGTGGTTGCTCATATAAGTATTTTCGTGGAAGTTTCCGCAAATGATTATGTTGAAGCAATTTGGCACACCTCAAATCTAAACGTAATTCTGGAGCATATTGCGGCCCAGACTACGCCGACACGGCCTATTACACCCTCG